GTTTAGAATCGGCATTTGAAAAAGTATTCATGTCCATATTTGTTTAACTTTGATAGTACAGACCGTTTGTGAAAATAGTCTGTACTTTTTTTTAATCTATATAAATTAATTTTATGATTGTAAAGAAGAAAAGAAATCCTGTAAAATTCAATCCTAATTATCTTTTTTACTTTATGCTTTGGCATTACAGTAAGAATGCTGATAAGTTAGACCCTAACTCAAAGACAGAAAAATATCCAAATGGACAACGAAGGAAAGTGAAGTTCATCAATTTAGGTGGAACAAGAAGCTCAAAAACCTATGATGAAATTCATTTTTTGTATCAATACTGTGTTGATAATGCAGGATTAGGGAAACATATTAAGGTTTTTCGTGAAACATTAGTTGATTGTAGGGAAAAGACACTTCTTGACTTTAAGAAGTGCTTTACATTAATGGGATTGGAAAAGGATGTTGACTATACACTTACAGGGGATGGTCAAAATGGAAAACCTTTGATTACACTTTATGGGAATATAATTGAATTTAAAGGTTACCCGGAAGAAGGAACGCAGGAAGGCGATTCAAATGTTGTATTCATTAATGAAATCTTAGAAACAAAGTCTATTGAAACGTTTGAAAATATCATTCAACGTTGTACAGAAATAGTAATCTGCGATGCTAACCCAAATGTAACAGAACATTTTATTTTTCACTTAGATAATGAGTTCAACACATTCTATACCAATACAACTTACCTTGATAATGACCATTTGATTGAAGGGTTGCAAGCTGATTATGAGAGCAAATGTCCGTTTATGCTTGAAGATAGTCATATTGAGATAGTAGATGCTATTCCGACTATTCCACCCGGACAAAATGAGAAGTTTTTTAATGGTTTCAGGAAAAGAGTATGGGATAAGCCTGAATGCAGGGACAATGAAACATACAACCCACTAATTCATCGAAGAATAAATTTAGAAAACAAAAAACGAAACACAATAAACCGTGTTTGGTGGTATGTAATGGGTGAAGGGCTTCCTGTTGCAAGAGATGGTGCTATTTTCGCTGATTGCGAATGGGTACAATCATTCCCTAACTTTGGATTCGATGAAGTTGTACTTTCGATGGATTTTGGGTATACAAAAGATTATACAACTCTTGTACGAACAGGAAGAATTGGGTTGGAAGCGTGGATTGAAGCAATGGCTTGTCAACCAACTAAAACGCCAGAAATAACTTTTAACTTAATTGAACCACAGCTAAAAAAAGAGCTTGAGCGAAGAAAATTAGAGGGAAGTAATTCAGATGAGCTTTGGATTTGTTGTGAAAGTCAAGACAGATATGGAACTGATACATGGGTGCAATCGCTAAATGAGATAGCATTTGGAAAAGGATATAATTGGAATTTCTTTAAGATAGAGAAAAAATCTATTCTTGCTGGGGTAGAAATAATGAAAAAGTTTAATTTGCATTTAGTCGAGCAAAAAGTTACAAGTGGAAAGCTATCGCGTTTTAGACTTGAACAGCAAAACTATATGTATAAGACTGTAAATGGGGAAACGACAAACGAACCTGACCCAAATAGTAAGTTTTGCGATATTTGGGATGGAGCAAGATATGGATTTCAGAATTACTTTGCAAATGTTAATTAAACATAAATATAAGATTTTTCTATAAATTTATGAATCTTATTGAAATTATTTATATATTTGCACACAAAATAGAATTTATCTATGAATATATTCGGGCTTAACATTGAATTGGCTTCTTCCAAAAATGGAATTGTTGAGGTAAATCAGAACGTTTCTGATTTGTGGGATGAGGTAGGTCAGCCATACTTTATAAATTGTTCTACCGTACAAGGACGTTCAACGGCATACAAACAATGTGATGTTGTTCGTACAGTTATAGGTAAATCCTCAAGTGCTATTGCTAATTTAAAAGTTTGGGCATTAGATGATGCAGGGAAACAGGTAAATACGGTAAAGTCAAGAAAAATATTATCTAAACTACAAAGACCTAATCCAAAAGAAGATTTTAAGAGATTTTTTAGGAAATTAGATTTATATTGTAAATTGCATGGTAAAGCGTATGTTCATATGGTATATAGCAATCTTTTTGATGAATATAACTACTATGTTATACCAAATGAGTTTGTTACAGAGTATTATTTAAATGAAACAGATGAATTGTATAATCGGAAAGTTGATAAATATATCATAAATGACCATACACAAACTTATGAAATTTTACCACAAGACATTCATATTTTCTATGATGGTACATTGAATGAACATTTACCCTATGAATCTATCGGGGGAAGCCGTTTAGAATCACTTTCAGAGGTTATTTCGACTTATATAGTACTTTGGGAAGTACTTACAGGGATGTACGGTGATAGAGGTGCTTTAAACATTGTTTCAATGGGTATTAATAACCCTCAAATGGCGAGTTTAGGAGCATTAAAGTCAGAAAAAGAAAGTATTTTAAAAAGGTTATCTGAAACATATGGTGTCCGAAGAGGACAATCTAAAACAGTTGTAGTATCAACGGATGCTAAAGTAAGTCCATTAACTGCTAAAATGTCTGATATGGAGTTTGCTAATATAATTATTGAGTGTAAAAAAGCTATTGCAAACGCTTTTGATTGCCCTGCCGTTCTACTTGATGTTGAAAGTGCAAGGTATAAAAATACAACAGAAGCTATTAAGGTACTTTATACACAGTCCGCCATACCAACTGCAGAATATTATTTTAGTGAATGGTTGCAAATGACAGGAGAAATAGCATTGCCTTTTAAATTAATGGCTGACTATTCACATTTGGAATTTTATCAGGAAGCACAAAAAGAAGAAGCCATTGCTTTTCAACAGATGTCAAATGCAATTGCAACTTTAGCAAATGTTGTTTTAGATAAAAAACCAGTTATCACGAATGAAGAAGCACGAATTAAACTTGACCTAATATGAAAAAATTAGAATTTAGAACCTTAGAAATAAAATCAATGAACGAAACTCCATCAGGAGAAATGTTTATTGAAGGATATGGGGCTTATTTTGGGAATGTTGATGGCGCCTTAGATATTATAGAAAAGGGTGCATTTACAAAAACATTAAATGAAAATAAAGGCAGGATTGCATTTTGTTGGCAACATGAAATTGATGAACCAATTGGTAAGATTGAAACTATCGAAGAAGATGCTTTGGGTCTAAAATTAAAAGTTCGCATTTCGGATTCAGAAGAAGAAGTAAAAACAAAGATTCGTGAAGGTATTCTTAAAGAGTTGTCAATTGGATTCCAAACAATTATTTCAACATACGATGAAAATACAGATATTCGTACAATAAAAGAGGTAAAACTTTGGGAAGTATCACTTGTTACTATTGCAGCAAATGAATTAGCTGTTATTACAAGCATAAAATCAGTAGAAGAAAAAAAGGAATTACTTGAAACAACTATTGACAAAATAATTGAAAATACATCAAATAAAAATAATAAATTTGAGCTACTTAAACTAAAATCACTTTTTGATTTTGAGCCGGCTAAGCCACTCGAAATAATTAAAGAGCCGATTGAAGAAAAAAAGGGATTAAATTTAAGCAAATACAAATTTATAAACTAATAAAAAATGAAAAAACTCGAAGTAAAAGGGTTGGAAGGTGCAGATTTAGAATTTGCTAACCAACACAATGAAATGATTGATGCTTTAGAAGCTAAAGAATTGAGCATCAAACAGCTTGAAGAAAAAATGGCTGAACTGGAAAAAGTAGAAGTAAAAAGCTATGATAAAGAAGTATTGGAGTTGAAAAATGCTCTTTTATCTTTGGAAACTGAAATAGCAAAAAAATCTGCTTTAAGTAAAGAAGTGAAATCGTTGGAACAAGTAATTGTTGACGAAATTAAATCACTTGGTGTAAACAATATCGCTGAATTGAAAGCGTATTTGAAGAAAAATGGCACACAGGAATTAGAAATAAAAGCTATTTCCGCTATTGCTTCAACTGCAAATACCGACACTATTGGTCGTACAGATTTGGATAACACAGTACGTTGGGCACCAACTCTTGCAAATGCTTTCTTACAGAACTTCCGTACCGTTGCCGAAGCAAGTGGAAAATCGAAATTTGGTTATGTAGAAGGTTCTTACACAGGAAATGCATCTTATGTTGGAGAAGGTGTAGGAAATGCAAATAGTGATTCTGCATCTGCATCTGCTACTTTGGCTGATTATGCAAAAGTTCAATCAGTATTGAGCGTAAACACAGAAGTTTACGAAGATATCCCTGATTTTGCTGCTGGTCTTGTTTCTCAAATGCAAATTGCTATATCTAAATTCGTTGATGACGAAGCATTGCATGGAGATGGTCTTGCACCTGCTGGAGTTCAACACATCAAAGGGCTGTTGGCTTATGCAACTCCGTTTGTACCTGCTGATTTTGCTGCTACTGTATTTAAACCGAATATTGGAGATTTGATTGATTGTGTTGCTGTAAAAGTATCAGATGCATCAAAAGAAAGTCTTTCTGTTAATGCAGCTTTCATCAACAGATACGATTTGTTGAAACTGAAAAAAGAAAAAGATAATCAAGGTCAACCAATTATCTTGAAAGATTCTTTTGGAAATCCAACAATCGAAGGTATTCGTTTGATTCCTACAATGAAAATTGCAAAAAATACATTGTTGGTAATGGATTCAAACATTGCTGAATGGAGAACAAAACGTGCTATGCAGTTAAAAATGGGTCAGATTTTGGCAAATGATGCTATCAATGATAAACAATCAGCTATTTTAATGGCTCGTTATCAATTGTTGATTCGCAATGCCGACTTAGTTGGTATCGTGAAAGTAACCGATGTTGCAACTGCTATACAGACTATTGATAAAACTCCGGCTACTCCTGCTACTTGAAATTAAATAAAAACAGGGTGCTTGAAATATAGCACCCTTTATAAACTTTATTAAATGATTTACTATTCAACAGGAAAAGGCACTTATAAACGTGGTGAAGTAGGTGCTGCCGTTGAAACAGATGAAGCAACGGCAAAAGTCCTTATAGAAAAAGGCTATTTGACTGAATCAAATAAAATTGTCGAAACGGAAGTAAAAAATGAACCAGAGATTCCAAAGAAAAGAGGTAATCCAAATTGGGGCAAAAATAAATAAATAAATAAATAACCGAAAAAAGGGTTGGTCAAACGACTAACCCTTTTTTTAATACCAAAAATATGGAAAACTTAATTGACAAAACGTATTTCGTTGATGAAAACAAACTGACAGGTCTTAATCAGACTGATGCGGATGATGAACAATCTTTAAATCGGTTTATAGCTAAATATCAGAAAGATTATTT